AGAAGTCTTTGATGGTAATACTGTATCCGTGGGCGAAGCTAAAGCCGGGTGAGGGCTTCTTTGTCCCGGGGCTAGACGTGGAAAGGGTGAGGGAGATGGGCTTACGTGCCGCTCTCCCTCACCGCATCCAAGCGCGCGCTGTCGTGGGTATTAAGAACCACCAACTAGGCGTATGGTTTTATCGGAAATTTCCCGCGTCGTATTTGCAAGCCCAATCTTCATCTTCCTGATCTGGTCAAGCTGTTCACGCTTGGCTTCAGGCGTCATCTTAGATGCGGCAATTGCTCTCTCTGCCTGCGTCAGTATGTTCATGTTTGCCTTGAACGTGTTAGCCAGTTCTGCCTGCATGTAGTCGGAGCCGCGCTTGGTTATCAAGGCTTGGGCTTCCTGAACCTTGCCTTCTTCCACCAATTTGTTGACGGTTGCCTTGACTTGCAGAACCTCGTTCATGCGCTCGTACACAGAGTTGATGATGCCGCCTGCGTCGTTGGGTTGGAACGCACCGCCCACAATCGGGTATTCAGACAAACGTTTGACCGCCTGTTCTGGAGTTTCCTTGGATGGCACGCCTATGCTGATTGCTTGCAAGAAAGCCAGACCCATCGTTCCTGTATAGCCACTGACAAGCGCCTCGATCTTGATTGGAGACACGCCCAAAGTACTACCGACAAACTTAGCGGCATCGCTTGTGTTAACGCGGTACTGCTCTTCCGGCAACAACTGCTTCTCGCGTGCTGACAGAATGTCGCGGCCTGTATAGAACGACTTGCCCAGACCTACTTCGATCAAAGGCTTAGCCGCTTGCGGGATGCCGTAAGACGAACCACCGGGGACTGTTTGCAACAAGATCTGCTTAAACGCCTTGACTGCTTCTTCTCCGCCGTGCTCTGTGGTCATGCTGTTGTACAGCGCCTCAGGGATAGCTTTGAACACATAGCCAATCTCAAACGGCACAGGGATTTTGATAGGCTCGTCGACACCGGGCAGACGCACAAACCAGTTGCCATACTTCTGGTCAGGGGTAGCATTCTTATAGGCGTCGTCGTCCTCCATCATCAAGGCGTAGGCAAACGTAGCCGCCGCCATCATGCCGCCACGCGTCAACATCTTCTCACGGATACGCAGTTGATCGTTGAAAGGCATCTTACCAAACAGTGCCTTATGCATCACGTTCAGACCTTGGATCTGTGCGTTGAAGAAAGGAATCAACGCGTTGGCTACGTGGATGCTTGGGGAAGCGCCGCGCTTATTAAAGTTCATGGACTCAAGCGCCATGAGCGTGGCTTCCATCTCAGACAAGCCTTGCTCAATGTAGCTGTTGTACTGGGCACGACGTGTAAGCGCGTCAGCCTCCATACCCATCGCTTCAAACTTGCCAAGCGCTGTCATCCATCCGGGCTTGCCGTCTGAGATCTCGCGCAGAATCATAGACAAGTCTTCGCTTGTGCCACGGAAGTACTGACCGCCTACAATCCCGCGCTTCTCTAGCTTCTCTTTAGCCGCGCCGTTAATTTCTTTCAACGCACCAAGTACGGGTGTGAAGTCAGCGCCCGACAGGATAGGAGCCGCCAACGAGTCACGGAACAACTGTTTGGCCATGTACAAGGGGCTCAGCGTAATAGCTTTACGTAAGACTTGCGCAGGCATAGCCATGACACGGAACAGGAACGGCATCTGCGTGGGGATACCCTCCATGCCCTTAACCAACAAGTCGGCAGGCACGCCTGTCTCAAACTCCTTGTTGCCAATCATCACCTTCTCTGTAGCGATGATCGCGTAACGGTCATCTCCTTCTACTTTAAATTTGACAACGTCGGGGCCGTCGGCTTTTTTGACTAACGTGGCGGCTTTCAGGTCGACCAGTTCCATGACTGCGTTTTTGGTTGCAAGGTTACGCATGCCCATGTCCACTAACATGTTGGTGTTCTGCACCGAGCTAGTCATGAAGTCAATGATGGCGGTGTCGCCTCCCACCAACTTGTCTAGGTAAGGTTGCTCAGCAATACTGCCGATGCGGATGGGGCTTTCGTTGCCGATCACCAACTCGACGACACCTTTGCGCTCACGATAGAACGGAATGTAATCGTCCTCGGCCACAAGCTTCTTGACCAGAGCTTTAGACAACGCGCCTGTGCTGGCTACAAAGTCTAAAAGGTCGCGATTGTACTTGTTGTACTCTGTGCGGGCTTCCTCAAAGATGTCTTTCAGCGCTTGGTTTTTGTTAACTAAGTTAGTAACTTCGTCAAGCATAGCCTCTGTCAATACAGGTTTGCCGTCCTTGTCAGTGCCAAAGTTGAGCGTCTCAATGCCTTTGTTCTTAGCACGAATAGCCGCCATGTAAGTTGTAAACACTTGGTTTACAGCCTCGCCATTACCAATGTACTGCTTGGCATCTTTCAGCTTGTTCACAACACCGGCAATATTAGCGCCCCCAGTTGTCTCAACTAAGCGCTCAACACGGCCATCGTCACGGGTAACTTCCTTGATTGACGGCGCTCCATCAGATACGGCCTTAGACACAATGTTCATACGTTGGTCGTATGAACGGAGGTAGTACAGCATCTGAGTGCCCTTGAGCGGCTCCATGTACTTAGCCAAACGCTCAAAGCCTGCAAAGCGGTCAACAAGCTGTGTCTCAAACGCAAGGCCGGATGTGTTGGCTTTGATGCTGTCCCACCAAGTCTTATCCTGAGCCACAACTTTCTTCATGGTTGCGCGTACGTTATCAAACTCAGGGTTGTCGTACACAACCAAAGGCGCAGGGAGCGTGTCTGAACGTGGGTCAACACCCGCTTCGTAGATCTCTGTCTTAGTGCGCTGCATGACTTCTTCTGTCAGCACCATGCTCTCAGCAAATAGCGACTGCATTGCTTTGGCAGGCATGCTAAACGAACGGCTTAAGAACTCTACCAAACGTGTCAGCAAACTCTTGCGCGGCATGTCTGATGGAATCTCGGCCAGCATCTTCTGGAACTCGGGATTTGCAAAAGTCTCCGCAAGAAACTCCTTATTGTTTGTCAAGCCGTACAAGTCTGGGAAGTAAGGCATGCCGTCAAAGGTTTTCTGAAGAAAGTTCTTTTCTAACCAAGCTTCGCCTTCTGGCGTGAAAGACCACTGCTCAACACGTTCGCGTAGCACAGTAACGCGATTGTCTAATGCCTTGTCTTGGGTCAACATCTTTACAGATGCAGCGTGAACCAGCTCGTGCAAAAGCGTTTGCATTGGGTCAATCTTGGCTTCGCTGACAATTATCATGTCTAGGCTAGGGACGTAGTAGCCTGCCGCGCTCCCCATATAGCTGTGCATAGCCGTCTCGGAGGCAAACACTCGACCGCTGTATTTGTCTGGCTTAGCATCCGCAAACACTTCTTGCATGCGCTCAAACAACACTTTCTGGTTTGCATTCTTTGCACGCTTCGCGCCATACTCGGCGGCTTGGGCAAAGCTTAATCCGTTGTACCCAATGTCTGTGGCCAGTTTGACGCCAAGTTGTTTAAACTTACTGTTTGCTTGAGAGTCAGAAACTGTTAAAGGTTTTTCTGCTCTTAGTTTGGCCGGAGCCAAAGTAGGCGGTGTCTTCTCGCCACGGAATCCGCCACCGGGAATAGTGATGACAACGTCGTCAGCAGTCAAACCTTCCAAGAAGTCAATACGCTTTTGAATGCGGTTAGCAAGCGTTGGGTTGCTGTTCTTGTACAAACCTGCGTCTGACTTCAAACCTACCAAGATACGGCTCTTTGCCGCTTGGAATTTACTAGCATGCGTTTGATTAACGCCCGCCACACGCATGTACATACCATGCACATCGCTAAGCAGACTGCGCTCCGTCGCGTCGGTCAACTCTGCTACGGGTGTGCCCTTGTAAGTAAAGGTTGGGCCCAGAGACATGGCATCAAAGTCAAAGTCAAACTGTGTACGAGCTTCGCTAAAGTCAACAGACGTACGGCCACCGCCAAAGATACCGCGCACGTCGTCAGAAGAAACAAACGCACCCAAGTCCAACGTATCCTTTATACGCTCGCGCTTTTTCTCAGGCGACAGCAAAGTCTTAATGCTTTGAGAAGCAGGCACGTTACCGGTACGTAGTGGCTTGCCTTTGGCTTGACCAACAGAACTAAGCGTTGTTGCCGCTTTTTGTTTTCTACGGGGAGCACCTTCTTGCTCAACTTCGTATTGCGCTTCAACAGACTCAATAGACTGCAACACACCCAACTTAGCCATGGCCGCTATACGCGTGTTGTCGGACTGCGTCTCGTCGTTGATAATTTTCTTCAACTCCGCAGAAGTGTCAGGGCCGGGAATGCTTTCGGCTTCTAGCAACAAATCAGACATTTGGTCGCCGTATGTTCTAAGTTTGGCTTCCTTGATCGCATCACGGGTTGCCGCGTCTTCTTCCTTTTCCAAAGCTTGCATTGCTTTGTTGCGCAAAACTTCAGCTTCTTTTTCCGCAGTTGTCTGTATGCGCTTGACCTTGCCTTCTTCGCGTTTGATGCCTTCGCCGCCAAGCTTGTCTTTCCAGAAGTCTTCCAACTTTTGTTGCTCAGTTTTAGCTTGTTCTTTAAACTCAGTAGCGCGTTTCTCGGCGGCTTTGAGCGTAGCTCTTTGTGCGTCAGCGTTTTTCTTAGCTTGTTGGTAAGCAAATGGGTATGAACTAGGCTTGTCAAGGACGCTCTCCCCGCGCATGGTGGCAAGGTTGGCTTCCAGCATTTCTAAATACTGACGTTCCATCTTGACGTTGCCGTCCAACATGGCTTGGGCTACTGCATAACCGCCGTCGTGTTCAGTTGAACGCTCATTTACCAAGTCGGTAAGTTCATCCTCTTGCGTTTCAACTTGCTTCTTGAGGTCGTCAATAACGCTTTTCTTTTCTTCGTACCGGAACAACTCGTATGTGGCAAGCTCGGTGCGATTAGCGCCACCTTCTTGTGCCAACACGCTATCAAAGCGTTTCTTAATTTTGTCCAGTTCTGCCTGCTCTTTATCAAGCGTTGTCTTAGCTTTTTCAAGATCGGCGCTGGCTTTACTAACTACGGGGTCAAGCAAGAACGCCATTGCGTCGTCCATCTCACGACGAGCATTAGTAACTGCTTTTTCTACCGCTTGCTGATATGTACCGCGTTGCTGTTTAACAGCTTTCTCAGAATTAAGAATTGCTTTTTGTTCAGCAGATATGACTACTGAACCTTGCATAGCTTTCTTAACTTGTTTAATAGCCGTACGAAGCGGTTGCAATCTGTCGTTCAAAGCTTTTGCTGCTGCGCGAACATTTGCATTTGTGTCTTGCATAAACGACAGCAACTGATTGTCTGTGTCGTCAAGGCGACGCCCATCCGCTAACAGCCTCATGGCTTCGTCAATTTGATCTCTATACTTGGGCAAGTGTTCTGTTTTAAACTCTCTTACCAAACGCTCGGCAATTTGCTGTTCTTGCGCAGACATAGGCTGGAGCGTGCGGTACTTTTCCAGAATAACTTTTTCTTCCGGAGTTGTGCCTGCTTCTGGCATGCCCACAAACACTTTTGCTAACATCTCGTTAGAGTAGCGGCTTGTGTCTTTCCAAAAGTATTGCGTGTCTGCAATAATGCTGTCGCCACGTTCTTTGACTCTCTCAAGGAACTGCATGCGTTTGGTTACTGTTGCTTTTCTTACTAGCCGTTCTTGCTCAGACTTCTTAAACAGCGCCCGCGCTTTATCCAACGCTTCCCATACAGGGCGCATGCGGGGTGACTTGGCAAAGTTTGCCGGTGTTGCGCGGATATAACCCAACGCTTCTTGCGCCTCAGGGAACAATGCTTTCTGTCCTTGCGGCACAGTCTCTGTAGCGCGGATAGCGTCATTGATGGCTTGAATATCAACTTGTTTGACGTCGCGTCCGGCAACAATGGCATCCACTACTGGCTCAACCTTGTCCAGAATCTCACGCGTAGCTTGGTTCTTGTCCATCAGATCGGCGGCAGCATTGAGCGCATCGCGTGCACCGGGGCGCATACCACCCATCTTAGACATTTTGTTACGCACAAATTCTGTACGGCGGCGTAATTCACCGCGAAGAGTAGTCGCCGTTTCACCACGGGCTTCGGCTGTCTTCTTGGCTTCCTCTTCTTTGAACTGGCGCTTGAGCACGCCTGTCTCTACACGTTGTACTTTAACTTCAGGCTTTGCATACAGCGCACGCATGGCTTCTTTGATGCGTTCTTGGAACTGCGCCACTTCTTGTGGCTGCATGCTTGGCACGCCTTCTTTGACTACGCGGCGTTCTGTCTTTGCGGCACGCACAACCTTGTTTGCTCGCATCTGTGCAGGCTCGACAATAACTTCTTCGTACTCAGCGCGTACAGGTTTTTGTTTTGCTCGGTCAACCCATTCGTTGATTGCGTCAAATATATTAGATGCCGCTTTGATCGCTTCGTTTTGTGTAATGGCGGGGTTGCCTGCGGCGCGGCGGTTTAACGCGGCTTCTTGTAGCGCAGAAGAAATAAGTTGGCCACGCAGTTGTTCGGCTTGATTGGTCAGTGATTGTTCTGTAGACGCGGATACTCCTTTACCAAACCCGACAAGTCGAGTTTCCATTTCCCCTGTATCTGGGTTACGTACTTGTTCAGTTTCTTTACCAAGCGTTTGCTCTGTACGCAGTTGCTCAGTGATGTCGCTCAGCTTGGCCATGGCCTCTTGCTGTTGACGGCGTGCGGCAACAACTTCACGGGCGTAATCGCCACCTTCTTTACTAAGCTGGTCAATCTTTTGAAGTGCCACCTTGCCTTTGGTCAAAGCTTCCATGGCTGCGGCACGCTCTGGTGCACCACGCTTACCTTGGGCTGGCATTGCGTAGCGGGCTGTGCGGTAGTCTTGATCGGCTTTGTCGGCTTCAGCAATTAAGGAGTCCAGCTTCTCTCGAATCTGTTCACCGCGTGGGATAGGCTTGATCTTGTCGCTGACTTTGATGACTGGCTCTTTGTTGAGCGCCTTCTCAAACATGGGGTCGAGGTAGTCAAAGTTAGGCTCAGCGTTCTTCTTTTGCTCTTCAACCTGTGCTTCAGACTCTTTGTACAGAGCCATCTGGTCTTTAGGCTGTGTAAGTTTCTGTTGGTCAAATGCCTGTTCTTGCTCGCGTTGGCGCGTGGCGGCTTTGGCTTCTGAACCCACGCGCAGTTTGAGCGCGTTAAAGATGTCATCGCTACGCAGACCTTCTGGCAAACCCGTCAGCGTTGGGCGTGTCTGTACAAGCTGTTGCGCCTTGGGGAAGTCCTGCATCAAATAGTCAGTGTAATCTTTGATGGCTTCAGCTTTGTACTTGGGGCTGTAGCTAGCGGCGGTATTCATCTGGTCGTTAGCCAGTGCAACACGTTGGTCAGCGTACTCAGCAACTTGTTGTCGAGGAGTTAAAGGAGCCGCAGGTGTAGGGGGCGTAGCAATCTGTTGCTCGTAGTATTCAGGCTCCCGCGCCACCTTTTGCTCTTCTGTCTCAGGAGGCAAACCAAACGCGTACTCTTGGGGGGTGAGCTTAGCCACGCGCTCTTGCTCAGCCATCTGGCCAAGCTGTGCTTTGGCTTTGTAGTAATCTTCAGAAAGCGGCGTGATTTCTTTTGTTAACTCACGAAGTTGTGCGTTGATCTGCGTGTTGAACGCCTTGTCCGCATCGTATGTAGGTGAGTCTTTTGTTACTTTTTTAAGCTGCGCAATCAAGTCTTGCTTCTGTTGAGCAAGGGTGTCGTACTTCTGCACAACTTCTTGTGCGTACTCTGGGGTTTGTTTACGCTGACGCTCTGCTTCAAGGCGCTTTTCTTCTTCTGCGCGGAGCGTGGCAAACTCATCTTGGGGTTTACCCGCACCTTTGGCACGACGACCAAGCGCTAGATCAAACAACCCCTGCGCCAACGCACCAACTGCGCCACCATAAGCAGCGGACTCGCCCACGTCTTCAATAATAGATTGGTCAGGTTTGTAAATGCCTTTGGCAATTAAGTTCTGCGCGGCTTGAGACGCGGCTTCCTGCGCGGCTTCTTCGCCACCAGCAATCAATGCACGTTTAACAAAAGCCGCCGCGCCTTCTTTGACTGGCTCGGCAATGCGTCCCAAAATGCGGGAAGGTGCAAACATTTCACTTAGGCCAACAACTGTACCCAAGGCCGTAGCGCCTGCACGTTGTCCTTCTGTAGCCCCGCCAGTTTCTGCTCGCACACGAGCTTCTCCAGCACCTGCACCTGCACCAAGCGCTCCCATACCCACACGGCCTGCCGCACCCAACGGGCCAAGACCTAAGAACGGAATGATTGAACCGGCAGCTTCACCAAATTTACGTCCCACCGTCTCTTCGTAGCCCGGCGCGGCTTCAAACGGTTTCTTGGCAGCGCCTGCTAGACTGGCAATACCAGAACGGGCAGCTTTCTCAGTTTCTTCGGGAAGTAATGCAGAAGCGCCGACAGCCGCGCTTTCAACCATACCAATAGCGCCGGGGGCTAGACCTTTAAAGAATTCTTTGGCTTGACCGCCAACAGTGGTTTCTTTTTTCTCTGGTTCTTTGGACTTAAACGCTTCGGGGTACATGCGTTGCGCACGGGCGTAAGCTTCTTGAGGCGACTCTCCCTCTCGAATAGTTACAGAAGAACCGTCTGGTAGAGGAAGATATTGTGCCATGGCATTACTAATTGTGCGGCTTGACAAAAGCCCCCAGCAAGGCCGAACTTAACTGGGGTGCTGAAATTCTACAACTTAATCCCGAACAGGGCCAGTGGGTTTGCTTGTTGGTGTAAGCATACGCTGTTTAATAATTGCATCAAACTGCGCGGCAAGATCCGGGTTGGTTGCTTTGAGCATCATTGGGTTTTTAAGGTACGCCTGCAACTCTGCTTCGTATCCTTTAGCCTCAGGGCCAATAGACGCGTAGTTTTTATAGGACTCGGCAAACTTGGGATCCCTTGCCATGCGGTCAACAATCTTCTCAATACCAGAAGGAGCGTTGATTTGCGCATTGGTACGGGCGTTAGCTCCTCGTTCTTGAATCAATGTCCTGTTGGTAGCTTCGGCGTTGTTGACCATGTCTTTGTAAATGCCGCTAGCAATCTCACCCTTCTTACCCGTGATTTGTGTAACAGCAGTTGTAAAGTGCCGCTCGGACTCAGCCATACGCGTGTCGGCTTTTTCTTCGTAAGATTGTTGTGACTTGAGATCGTCGCGGCTTTCGGCTCGGCGTGCGTTCTCAATGTCTGCCATGGCTTTGTTGCGTTCTTTAGCCGCTTTCTTAAACTCTTTAAGCGCATCGCCGTAGTCGCCCAAGCCAACCATAGCGCCTTTGGCAATGTTTGTAGCTGCGTTTGGAGATTCTCCAGCCGCCATAGCCAAGAAGCCTTTCATCAAGGACATAAGGCCTGACTTCTCTTTATCAGTAGCGTCTTGCAGTTCTTCTTTCTGCAATAGCTTCTCATAACCTGCGTATGCGGGGCCCTGCTTCTTGTTAAATTCATCGAGTTGTGCAATGCGCGCTTCTTTCTGTGAGCCAATGTCTTGGCGCTCTTGCAGTCGCTGTTGATCTAACCGGCGTTCAAGTCCAGCAGCATCAAAGAACTGGTCGCTTGCTTTGGTTGCATCCGCAGCAGTAGGCTGTTTGATTGTTGCAATTCCTGTAGGCAAGTTACTTTGAGGTGCAGGCGCGGCAGCGGGAGGAGCTTTATCCATAGGAGCGCCCGAATCAACCGGCATCTTCTCAAAGCCGGGTTTTACCCCGGGGAAGTCTTTAGCGCGAATAGCGTCTTTGTCGGGGTACTTGGCGGCTATGGCTGCTTTATCCCCAGCTTTAACTTTTACTTCTTGATAGGCGGCAATTTCTTCAGGGGTAGCTGTGCCCTGCGCAATCTTTTGCTCAATCATGGCAAGCTGACGCTCTTTATTACCGCCGCTTAAACCTTCCATAATGCGTTGAAAAAGCGGTGTGTTTTCTGGGGCACCTTGTTGTGTGAACTCAGCGCGAGGTTGTACCGCCGCCATGCCGGGAATAGCATACATAGGGTTACTACTTACAACGCTGCCATCTCTTATATTACCTTGATAGCGTGGGATGTGGCCGCCCTCAGACATACGAACCACAGGCTCGCTACGCTGGGCAAAATCAAACATACCGCCTTGCGACATGCCGGTTCTTTTTGGGACATCGTCACCATCACCGTAGCCAGCAATACCACCATCAGCCATAGTCTGCATATTAGGCGCTGGGATCTGTGCAATACCTTGGTTTTCTGGAAGCTGTTGCTGCGCCATACCCGCAATAGACTGATCCGCCACTGTAGGCTGTTGGCCTACTTGTCCCTGTGCTGCTGTGCGCAGTTGTTTGCGGCGGTCTGACTCTGACTTTGCCAACGACAAAATGTAAGGGTTATTTTTATGCAGCATTGCATACTGTTGCAACGCCGAGTCCGGCTGTAAGCCAGCCAAGGTCTTTGTAATCAGGTTAACGTCAGGTGTGCCAATGGGCGTTTGTTGTGTGTAAGCCATGTTTAATCCTGACCCATTTGATAGATAGCCAAGTCAGCCAACCCAGCAGGGCGGCTTTCTAAGTCGCCAGTAGCTCCACCTTTGGCACCAAACAACTTAGCGCCAGTCAATGCCGCGCCGCCAAGACCTGCGATCTGAGACACTGCTGAAGGAGGGGGTGCATACACATTGGACGACTGCTGAGTCAAAGGCAAACCGCGCAACATGTCGGACATGAATCCCAACTGTTTGTATGGGTAGTTCTGAGCGTTTAAGAAGTCTTGATACTGATTGTTAAGAATGTTCTGCGTTTGTGCTTGCTGTTGCAAACCATACTGATTCTGCGCAGCGTTGATGCCCATGTTCTGTTGGTATTGCATGCCGCCCAACTGACCTAGAGTATTTGCGCCAGACAGTGCTGTCTGCAAACCTTGAAGTCCAAGCCCCGCACCAAACTGCCCCTGCTGTGCGTTTAACTGGGCTGCGCCTTGATTGGCTGCTTGTTCAGCGTTGAACTGCCCCATGCCTTGCGTATAGGCGTTTTGCTGGCCTTGCGCCATGATGTCGCCCAATTGACGGTTCAAGTTGCCTCTAGCCTGACCACGCATCAAGTAGTCACCACTACCGCCGAAGGCTCCACTACGCGCTGCATTGGCTTGCTGGGCTTGTCCTGCAATAGCAGATTGCCGTATAGCGTCTTGTTGCTGGCGCTCCACCACGTTTTTCATGTAGGGCGACATGTAGCTCTCAGCCATCTGAGGGCTTGTAAATGACTTAGCTTGGAAAGGGTTGTATGTGTAACCTGTATTAAGCGCGCCTAGACCGGCAGAACCCGCCATTGCCGTTGCATCTTGCAACTGAGGTTGGGTCTGCATCAACGCCATATTCTCATACGACTGTTGCATCATTGGCGTGAACTGCGCCACCCGATCCCCCATGTACTGCATGTAGGGGTTTTGATTGATGTCGGTCAGACCTTGGGCGTTACCTAGCAGTTCCTCAACATACGGCTTAGCGTAGTCGGGAATCGACGTTGTCGTTTGCGTTATTTGTGAGAGTTGTGGATCAGCCATGATCTATTCCTTAAGCGGGAAGATATTTGTCAGCGCGGGAGTTAGCCGCTACTTTGTTTTTGCCTGTGGTCTTGCCGCGTGCACGTTGCACACGATCCATCATGGCGTAGAGTTTCTTAGCGCCTGCATCTGTAGAGCCGTTGCCAAGTTCAGACACGATACGCGCAGGGATTACAAACTCGCCATCGGCAAGGCGTGCGGGTTGATTCTTAGCGCCAATGGTTGCAGGGATGCTATCAGACACGCCATCACCGGGGCCTTTGAGCAAACGACCACCATCAGAGTAAGAGCCAAGCGAGCCAAGCCCGCCACCCATGGCGTAGCCCATCATGCCGCCACCAGCAGCAATTTGTTTGCCGTTTACGTCGTAGCGTTTGCCGTTGCCCGCTAAATACGTTCCGTCTTCTTGCAGCACGGCTGTGTAAGTTTCTGTGTTGTTTCCAGAAGAATCAACAATGTCGATGGTTTTTGCCTTGGTTAACTCAGCGGCTTTTGCACCACCAGCTTTGGGCGCGTTGGGGTTTGTGCTGCTTTCGGTAACTGTTCCGTCCTTGCCTGCTGACAAGAATCTAGGTTTGTACTTCATACCGGCAGACCAGTATGGGCGCATGATGCCTTCAGCGGTTGATGCCGCTTTACTTTGCACGGGGTATTTACCGCCGCCTTTACCCATGAGGTAGTCGTACGCAGCCAGCGAGTCGCCAGTCTGTTTGTTGTACAACTGCTCAAACTCAGCCATTGTTTTAGGCGCTTTGGGGATATAGCCAAGACTTCCGCCACCAGTGGTGTACGCATTACGTAAACTCTCCATGCCTGTAAAGCCGCCAACAGGAATGCCGGGAATAACAGGGGAAGTTGTGATTGTGCCGTTGGGGTTGACTGTTGCGCCACCACCAAAAATAGACGGGCCAGTTGTGCCTGATACGCCCACGGGAAGCGTAGTAGCAGCGGTCGTAGTTAAACTTGTGGGTTGTGTAACTGTTGTAGTTGTAGTGTCTACTGCCGAAGTGTTTTTAACGCACTGTTGTGTTGCTTCGTCAAAGTGGTAGCCCGTTGCACATGTTTTATCAACTACTTTTGCAGTGTCTTTAACGCACGACTGGGTTGCCTCATCCCAGTGATATCCTGTTCCGCATGTTTTATCAACTGCTTTTTTGGCAGTAAACAGATTGCCAAAGTCCTTACCCGTAGCACCTTTAATGTCCGCTTGGTTAATTCCAAGACGATCCATCTCAGCAAGTGATAAGTTCTGTGCTTGCGCTACAGTGAGCGCTCCAGAGTTAATCTTGTCTTGTAGACTGCCTGCAACTTGGTTAATGTTAGCGTACATGCCTGCTATGCCGCCTGTATCGCCTTTTAAATCACCGGCTTGATACCCAAACGCTCCATATAAATTTTGTGCTGATGTAGGGGCTCCTACAATACCGGCAGCGTCATTCAATTGATGTGTAGCGGCATACTGCGCTGCTTGAGACATACCCGCATTTTTCATAGCGTTTGCCAACGCTTGATCTGTTAAACCTACGTCAGCAGTCTTTGCTAAAAAGTCAGAAGAACTTAAAGTAGCTGGGTTAATTGCTTGTACAAAACGTTTCTCAAAATCGCCTTGATTAGCTTGCGTGCCTGTAATACGGCCAATGTCAGCAGCGCCTACATTGTACTTCTGCATATCTGCAGCGATCTGTGCATCAAGTGCGCCAGAAGCTAACTTAGACTGGTCAAGCCCTTTGAAATAATTAAACACATCTTGGTCGCCAACAAGCATGCCGTTAGCGTATCCGGGCACACCACCGTTAGCCAAAGCCACGATGCCGCCATCAGCAAAACCTAAAGGAGCACGGGGCTGTAGCGTGTCCATCTGCCCTGTTTGGGGGTTTGTGTAAGCGTCAGAAAAGTTGCGACTACCAAACTCGCTGGCTTTGACCGGCGCTAAAGACTTGTACGTCTGTGTGTAGGGATCGTATAACTTCTGACGAATGTATGCTGGGTTGGTATTCTCCGGCATCTTGGTTGTCGTCGGAACCATAGCGCCTGCCATGATTGGGGCTGCGGCTGCGCCTAAATATTTAAAATTATCTTTGGCAAACTGAAGGGGGTCGTTTGCAACGGCTTTCAAACCGGCACTAGTCATATCAGCACCGGACATTGTGGCTGGATTAGCGCCGCTCTTGAGAAATTCATTAAAGGCTTGGCCAGACGAGCCCTGTGCAGCTGCAACATCACCAAATACTTGAGGGCCTGTGCCCGTGGCAGAACCGGCTAAAGCTTCAGACAAACCAGCGCCTGTGCCAGCGTTGGCCAAACCTTCAGCCAAGCCCGCTCCACCATACGCACCCAATCCGGCCATGAGACCGCGAGACAAACTACCAGTAGCCAAGGTAGTCAGGCCGCCTGTAACTAAACCAGCCGTGCCAGCGCTCAAACCCAGACCGGCAATACCAAAAGCTCCGGGGCCTAAGAACGCGCCAAGAGCAATAGGGGCAACCGCCTTAAACAAGTCCGACAGCATGCCTGCTTCGGGTAAACCCGTAGTAGGGTTGATGGTCAATGAACGGCCATTTGCTTGGGCAAAAGACTGTAGGCGCTGGACTTCGTCCGGCGTCATGTGAATCAGTAAAGAATCATCGCCACGGCCTTGCTTGGCAACCATGTCGGCAAATTTATGTAGGCTCATTTTTGCCTCTCAAAATGGGGGTTGTTTGATAATATCATGCTGGGAGCGCGGACACAAATGAAAGTGTAGCTACGACGGAAGCAGTTGACGGTTTAGTGGGTAAAGGTGTGGCAATGTAGTTCGGAATGGTTACGTCTATTCCGTCTGTAGACCACCACACTTCCACATAATCACCCGCGTTCATAGATAGAAAATAGTTCCAACCCTTGATGTCATGTGATGGGTTGTTGACGGCCTTGCGCTGCGGCATCCCTACTTTACCGGTAGAACCAATGATGTCTGTGCCGTTTTGCTTTAACCAAAGATAGACATCTTGCGGTGCGTTATCTCCGTTTTCAAGTTGAACGCTAAACTGCATGTTGTAAATACCGGCATTTGCCACCGTCATTCGGGTCGTGCCCGTCAGCGATACTTCATTTGAAAAATCGGTTGTATTAAAAAATAAAGCGTAAGCAGTGGCTGGCGCTAAAGCAATTTGTTTACCCTCGACAGACGCTCCAGACAAATGCGCCGCCGCAGTCGTTGCCAAAGCTCCTCGCACGCAACCCGTAAATGATGTGGGCGTTGTGCCTGTGTACGTTATGGTTTCGTTACCAATATAAAAGGCTTTAGGTGCTGCAACCGAGGCAGTTGGGAAAGACGCTGTAGACACCACGGGAATAGTGGTAACTGCGTTATTGATGTTGGCCGTCAAAGATGTTTGTGAGAAACAAGAAAACGCGCCGTACGGAAACCCAATATATCTACCCCCAGTTCGGCCAAACAATTCGGCAAACGCATTTTGCAGTTGGTTAAAGTACAGGCGTAAAACGTTGGTAAACTGGTCTTGGTACCGGCGTTCGTATTGATCCGTACCCAGTGGTAAATTGGGTGGGGCAGGGGTAATAATCTGGTTTTTGGTTGCCATCAGCAAGTACCCCAGTGGAGGCGCTCAAGTTCTTTACGGGCTGCTGCGGCATCTTCTATGGACTTACAAACTTTGGAATAGTATTTTTTCTTCTGCACAGTTATCGCCGCGTAATAATAACCACTATGGAATAAAACACCCGTAACACCTGTCTTGCTTGTTTTTGGTACCCGAATGTTTCTAGCTTGTACTGTTGGTGTTGTCCAACGCACGTTATTAGGTTCGTAATTCCCGGTTGTGTCAATACGGTCAAATGTTTTAGCGCCCGACGGCTCGCCAACTTCTTTTGCAAAAGTAGCGTAATCATGCCAAGGAGCGTGAACTATGACCCCCCTACCACCCCATCTTGGATAGTCTTTGTCTTTGGGGTTGTAGCAACGTCGCATCATTGCTCGCCACGTATTGTATGAAGATTTATTCCAGCCACCATGTTTAAAATTAGGAACAATGCACCCGCAAGAGGTGGTATTCCCTGTTACTAAACTTCCAGAAACAACCACTGTCTCACTACCACAGGCACACTTGCAACGCCACAACACCTTTTTTAACTTGTCACGTCCAGCCTGCTCAAGCACCGTCAGCTTACCAAAAATTTGCCCTGTTCTGTCTACGAATTTCATCGCAAGCTCCTTAAATAAAAGAGCTTGTAGTATACACAATCTTTTGTGATCCGTATACATATCACCTACGTCCATCAGGACGAATGTCTATACGCGGTGCCCCCAACTGCCAGCAAGTGTTGATCTGGTTAGAGCTAATCTTGAAGATCATCTGACGACCACGCAAACGTGTAAATATCATGCCTGTAAACTCTTCAGTAATATAGTACGCCGAAGATTTACGAACAGGCTGAGCAGCATCGCTTGTAACCCCCGAGCCGGAATTGGCTAAGCCATAAAGCTCCATGGTCACAGTAGGCTGCACACCTGTCGGAGAAGTTGTGGCGCTCTCAAAAGTCAGATCAGGAAGGACGCGCCACACAAAACCAAAATTGTGTCCATCGCCAATGTCAAACTCTGAGGAAGAAATGTAGGCATTGATTGCAGTAGCTGTGCCGGTCGTGTTGTCATTTAGACCCGTTTCGTGGTTAATTAAGTTGCCTGTAAGCGTGGCTGTGGTGTAGTTTGCCGCAATAGGAACCGTCTGTAAGCCAGAGTCAAGCCAAGCAGTTCGAGACATGGTGCCGTAGTACCAGATTTTTTCAAGGTAGTTATAGATAACATACCTGTCGATGGCCGTACTATTAGCTGAGCAGTAGAACCACCAGACCTCATTGAAGCCTTCGTTTGTACCGGAGAATACTTGCAAGTCCTGTTCTTGGTTAAGGTCACTGAATACAAAGCGGCGCAAGTCGCAGTTAAGTGTTTGTACGCGACCATCATAGGAGTAGAACTTGTCCACGCCCATCCAGTACACAATACCCGAAGCAATCACCGCCGCGTTAGGACTCATGATTGAGATGTTGTCGCCAAGCAGTTGCGGTGCCCATACGTAAGGAGGGCCAAGGTACTGGAGCGAATACACAGCCGAGTCAGTAAACATCACAACCTCTTGGCGGGTCTGAACAACTGCAACAATCTCTGAGCCGTGAGACACCCGTACAAAACCTGCTTGGTTAGTGGGGTCAGGCGTCCAGTTGTAGATGTCGTCTTGCGCTGACCAGCGAATCAGCATAGGGTCAAGCACGCTTGAGCCGTAGTCGTTACAGCCAAAAGCAATTACAAACCGAGATGTGTCAGAAACGGTCATGCTGTTCTGAACAGTTGGCACATCCACAATCAAAGACACATACACCCCGGTGCCCGTGGAGGAAGTATTTACCGCATTGCCTGCGCTGTCTAAAAGTTTAAACGTCAAGCCATTTACTTCAAACACGTAATATGTAGTTGCCGCAGAGATGCCCGTGGGTAGGGACGTAGTAGCAGCAAACTGGAGGGCCGCGCCCTCGGTATAAAGTATGGTGGAGGTCACCACAGTTGGTGAAGCGCTGGTAAACGCTACATTGCCACCCAAAGAATTCAGCAGTACACCACGAGTGTTAACGCCGTTGTTGGCTGTCCAATAGTAAATAGGGCCACCACGGGGGCCGTACACTAAATCTTGGCCGTAGTTAATTTGGTTCCACAAACGCAGTGATGATGTGGATGTAAGGCCGTAACCCCATGTACCAATCGTGCCGCCAGCAGGGGGAGGACTACCCCAAGTACCAGCGCCCCAACCCACAAGAGGAACAGGAATAGCTGGGCCAACGTTAATTTGATACGTGCCTACAACAGCGGCACCACCTGTAGCGCCAGCCGCAACCACCGTTGGAGAGGTGGAAATTGTGTATGTGTTGGCTGTTAGAACAGTAACTTGAAACTGCGCATTAAGGGTAGTAGCGTATGTGCCTGTAGCCCCGGAGAAGGTGACAAAGTCGCCTGTTACGCAGCCGTGATTTGTATCTGTAACAGTTACAGTAGTAGTGCCGTTGCCTACAAAAGTTACATCGCCAGCCGCAGTAGTCAACCGAATGGGCGTGATGTCGTAGTAAACACCGCCTTGGTTAATGTAAAACTTAAGGTTCGTACCAACACCAATAAGGTTATCGCCACCAAGCGTTACCCAATTCCACAACGAGCGACATACGCCTTGGAACGAAGCCGCAGACAGCGGCTCCCAGCCGCCAAGAACTTCGGGGTTGCCTTGACGAAAACGGATTTTGTCGCCTTCATACCAACCGCCCTCGGTTGTGTATCGCGTGTTCTCCCGGTTGACGCCCGGCTTAAACAGAACTTTTTGTAATGGCATCGGTCAATCCAGTAGGGCGCACTCAGCAGTGCGGCGTTTTAACAAGCCCGGCAAAACCTTGCCGCCACCTTTAGTCCAGAGCATCAGTTGTTCCTTGGCCCCTTCCCAATCATTGGCATTGATTTTCCTCTTTAACGTAGATGTTTGCAAGCGTCCAGTGCCCAAGTTATAGCAGAAATCTACGATGGCATTGCACTTGCGCTCGTCAGTAATCAGCCCCGGACAGTTACGCAAAACACCGGGTAGGTACGTATGCTCAAGCTCAATCATTAAAAGCGCCCTAGCCGTGGGTTCATCCATGGGAGCGTCTTCCAAAGTTACCTTGCGTTTATCTGCGTAGTAGGTAGAACCATAGCCGATGGTAGCTACGCCAGCCGGACACAGGTACGGCTTAGACCGAAAGCCTTCAAACTGACGGCACAGGGCTGAGGCAAGCTCTAAGTTCATAGCCCACGCTGCTTCAATGTACGGTCGAGGAACCAGTAATTTATGGTGCCAGACACCAGAGCGCAGAAGTCCACAGTCATCATGGTCTTAAACACTACTTCAGGAGATGCACCTGCGCGATAAGCTTGCCAAGCAAACCAGACATGGATGAACGACCACAAGGCCATGATCCAGTAAGTCACCACAGGACGCACGGATGCGGACAGACTAGCCGCCCAACCACCCGCAGCTTTGACCATCTCGGCCTGCTGATTGATTGCAGCGTTAAAGGCATCCATGACCCCTACGTCCACAGCGGCTTCGCGCTGGGCACCGATCTCGGCTAGGCGTTGCTGACCACGCAGTTGTTCCAGTTCACACTGGCGGCTGAACATAAGAAGCTCATGCGCACGCTCGTTCTTCTTGTCAAAGTATTTCAGGATTTCAGGAGCAAGGCGGAAGATGCCACCCAGCAAGCCCCCGAACACACCACCACTTACAATTTCAAACATGGTTATTCTCCACAGTGTTTACATCTGTGATGGCTATCGCCGTGTGAAAGCTTGACCCCCGCTAAGAGACCAATAAAGCCACCGATGATGGTTTGAAACGCTGGGTGGAGCATGGCGAAGATTTCTGCATTGTCCACTTCCTTGGCCCACAGACCGAGCAGAAACGCAACCACCATACCCAGCACCGACAGGCAAAGCGTGGAAGCTACCATCAAGGTAACAGAGTACGTCAATTTACCAACGACATCTGGGTTCTGTTCCATCACTTCTTTTCCCGTTCAAGTGCGTCTTTGTATCCATGTACAACTTTGGCTCTAAGCCATGTGGAGTCTGCCGTGCCTGACCACTCTGCCAGATTGTTCCAAATAACTGTGTAATCCGTTGACTTGCAGTGCTGGGCGTTCTGATCCAGCCACGCCATCATTTGTTTGTGCCGTTCGGTCGGATCGTGGATTGTGTAACCAATCCCGTAGAACTCGCGCACATGGCATCCATTCTTGGCTACGGCTCCGACTAGCCCCAACAGCAGTAACAGCAGAAGGAGCCAGCGCATACATGGTTAGGGAGCGTCAGGCCAAGTGATTGTCCAAGGGAAACCTGCTTGGCTGGTTATGTCACGCAGGGCTTGACGATACGTTGCCCATGCAGTTTTATCTGCGGTGCTGTCAGCAATCTGTGTCCAGTCGCTGTCGCTTAGTTTTTGTGTACGTTGCTCACGTACAGCTTTAGCTTGTTCAGCATCTTTCTGAGTGCGATATGCAGTTTCATCTGCCGCCGCTGTGTCGCCTGTAAAGATCGGGCCAAGCACATACTTTGTGTACCACTTACCATCTACTTGCTCAACACCATTGGCTTGAGAGTATTGGTAAACAGTTCCACCTGTTGCTTGTGGGCCTTCAAAGACTACATCAGCACCTAGATTGTCTAGGATTTCAGTTGTTGTTGTATCCCATGATGGGCCACCATTGGCTTTTGTGTATGCACGAAATTCACTTTCGTACATGACTGCGCCTGTTTCTCTGATTCGTACTTGCATGATGATTCCTTATGCGATAGCCAAAAATATGTAACTTGCGCCATTTGTGTTGATTGCCGCCAAGATGCCTGCGTTCAAAGCAAAGCCTGTTGAAACTGTTGTAACAGAACCAAGAGTTGCAGATTCAGCGGCTGTACTGTTAAGCAATAAATATGGGTCAGTCAATGTTGTCATGCCACGGGCTGTGTCATATACATACCAGTCACCAGTAGCGTCTGTACGCTTAATTAATACAAACCTTGCACCGCCTGTAAATCCACAGTCAATTGTTTGAGTGCTTCCATTACCTGTGTAAGACCCGACTTTGGAAACACCAGCACAGGTTGCAAATAGGTAGGCGACAATTGTGCGGTCTGTATATGGGCTATTTGTAAGAAGTTGACAGTTGTAACCAAAATCTGTTGATGTAGGATTAGTTGTTCCCCAAACATCTGTAAATCCTGTGAAATTTGCATTTGTTGAATTAAGGCTTACATAACCAGAACGACCCAAAGTGGCTGAATAACTAAACCAACTTCCACCAGCATCTCTGCGTTTGGTAATAATTAGTTCTGGAACAGCCGCTAGATTATGTGTAATCCTTTGATTTGTTGACCCATCAGTTGTATAGCAAACCTCATCAAAGAAGCTGGGGGCGCGTCTGAACATCCAATAAATATTTGAAGTATTATTTAGCCAGCCGTCTGAAAATACAGTATTTGACGCAAATGAACAATTAGCAGAACCATACTCTGCCGCTGTTCCTGATGTTATTGAAGCAACGCTACCGCCTCTTAATCTGTCTATGGCTGTGCTGTTTAAACCATCAGACGCTCTATTTGCTTCTATAGTAAGGTCAACAGGAAAACCTGCTGTTACAGTTGATGGAAAACTTGATTTTGTTTGAGCAACAGGACTAAACACACTCGTCCCACTCGTAGGCACTTTCATCGGGCCACGACGAATGGCGATGTAGATGTAGGTTGAAGAAGCGTTTAGGTTTCCGCTGGTTGACTCAAATCCAGTGGCATTCAACCCAACAATGTCGGCGGAGGACTCTGAATTAGAGTTGTTTGCAAGCAGCCATGAATCTGGCTGACCATTAACAGTCCAACCACGCATATTGTCAATTAAAAACCAATCTCCAGTGCCGCTTGATCTTTTTAGAAGCACCCACTGGGGTTCATACCCCAGATTGACACTGAAGTTGGCGCTGCCATCAGTCGTAAACGACCCACACGAAATCACATTGTCTGTACCAGTCAGACCAAAGCCTCCTGCGTTGTGGGCGAATAGGTAGGCTACGTAGGTTGCGCCATTGATGTTTGTTGTGTCGGGCTGAACTATAAAGTCGGTAGATGTTGGCACACCATCCCAAACCGCTGGCGCACCAGCTAGAGCAGCCGTAGTGTTAAGAACCATGAACCAATTTTGTGGGCCTGACGCTGTAACTGCTCGATGGTAAACATACCAAACTCCCGTACTGTCTGTGCGTTTTACAATAATGCAACCAGGAGTGCTTGTAAGAGAGTGTGCAATAGCTCTGCTAGAACCACCATTCCCCGTATAAGTTACAATATCAAAGAATTTTGGTTGCTTGCGGAATGTCCATGAGGCGTAGGTAAATGTACTGCCACCACTGTTCATAATGGTGTATTCGTCATTACCTAACGTAAAACCATTTGTATTAAAAGACGTAATACCATTTGCGGCACTAGTAACAATATCTTGAGCGCCTTGTGTATTTGAATGTAACTCGCTTGCCCTACCCCTAACTGTATCAATTAATCCAGAATTGTAAGCGCCAGATCGAGATTTAACCCAAACTAATCCACCATATGTGGACAAATTTATTCCATTGGTAATGGTATTGGGGTTGTTATTATTGCCTGTGTAGAGGTACGTTGAAAACACATCCTCGATGTAGTTGGGAACAGCGGCAACACCACCGCCAAAGGCATCATAAGAAGCTGCACCACTTGTTGCTTGTAATGGCATAGTGTTAAGCCTTAAATTGTGTGTTGCTTGCCAAGACTGTGAAAGTCGCACTTCCAGTCTTCAAAATTAAGAACCTATAGGAATCAATGCCACTAGCATTACCCGCAGTAGGCGCACCACCAAGCCATCTAGTTGTAACCCCAGAAGTCGTTCCATCAACTTGAACAGCAGAGTTGTAGTAAGCAGTAGAGCCTTGAGTTACCAAGAAAGCTACAGTCATAGATTGACCTGTACTCATCAAAGTATTCAATGAAGTACCGCTAGAGCCTCTAAAGTTAACTGTCCAGTTAGCACTTGCGTTACTTGTGTAGTACAAGACTGACTGAGTGGTAATGTCGTAGTTAATCGTTCCAGTAGCCGCAGTGGCTGATACTGTTGCTACCTCTGCTGCATCGTTTAGAACAATGGCTTGAGCAGATGATGTGCCCGAGAAAGTCTGCGTTGCAGTAAACGTCGTGGCTGTACCGGGGGCCACATAGTCCGTACCCGCAGTAGCATTAGCCAACGCACCACCAGAGTTGGCTTTAAGAATCGCAGTGCCAGAGGGTGGGGCTAAGTAATCTGTACCGGCTGTAGCGGCAGAAATTGCCGTACCGTTACCTTTTAAAACACCCGTAATAGATGTTGATAACGTCAAAGCTGGGGTTGCACCGCCAGACGAAGTGCCTGCAAGTCCGTTAGCAGAAACAACAGATACAGCGGTTACTGTGCCTGTACCAGAAGTGCTGGTAGCAATCTTTACGTAGTCAGTACCGTTGTAATAGACATATGCGCTTTCGCCAACGGCAATTGATACACCCGTTTGGCCTGTTGCCTTAAATGTCACTGCGCCACCGGTAGCGGCGTTGACCACCACGTAGGTTTTGCTATAACTAGCGCCGCTTGGGGCCGTGATAACTTTTGTCGTGGTCAGTGTGCCCGTGACTTTGATAATCGCGTACTGCGCGGTAGTAGAGCCAATGTTTGTAGCAGAGGCACTACCGATAGTGTTTGCAAGCGTAACCGCGCCATCGCCGTTTAGCGTCAAAGTACCTGCGATTGCAATATCCGTGTATTCAGTAATACCGTTATTAACAGTGTTGCCCCATGTACCCGAGAGCGTGCCTTGCGTTGGGGTTACTAGGCTTAGATTGCTTGTTTCTGCGGCCATTTAAGTGCTCCTATGGTGTGGTTGCAATAACAGCCCAACCTGCTGTTTGCGCGTTGCTGATATTTTGCCAGTTTGCGTTCTGTGTGTCATCAATTATTTCCCAAGTTTTTCTTACCGATTCACTCGAAGTAATAGCCGCTGTCTCTGTCACAGTTGGCCTGTAAGTTGTGGCCGCTGATTCCGAAGATGTAGCCGCCCCGATTAACTCATCCAAGAACTTGGCAAATGTTGCCGCACCTGTCTCAGTTGTCGAGGTAGCCGCTGTCTCATTTACAACAAGGCCAAAGTAATCTGTTGCCGCTGTCTCTGACGTAGAACTTACTGTAGTCTCATTTACATCTGCGTTAAAGTACGTACCAACTATCTGATCTGTCGAGGTAGCCGCTGACTCATCTACAGTTCTTGCAAAGATAGCCGCTATAAACTCCGCTGTCGCTGTGGCCGCTGACTCACTAACTGACTGCGCAAAAGTTGCTGCAACTGTCTCTGCCGTACTTGTAGCCAACGTATCACTTACATTAGCCGTATATCCTGTAATCGCTTCATTGGTTTCACTGATGGCAATATTTTCAGCAACCGTAAACGCAAAACCGGCTTCAACTGTCTGGGAATCGGATATTGAACCAATCCCACCCCAACTTAAATCCCCCCAAGCCCCTTCGCCCCAAGCGCTGACTGAAGTAATTGACTCTGCGACGCTGACAGGAAATATGGCATTTGGTACTTCTGCGGTAGCTGTGGCAACGGACTCGGAAACGCTATCGGAAAAGGCAGTTATACCGCCCCAGCCAGCATCACCCCAAGCGCCGTCGCCCCATGCGTAAGCCATTTTACGTCAGTGAGCAGGAGTACGAAACTGCGATTGTGTCACCCGAAACAACTGCTTTAGGGCTGCTAAAGTCACCGGCAGAGAACAGTGTTCCTGTGGTGTTGTCAATTGTTGCAGAGCCGCCAATGTTAATAAAGCACCCCGCCACTGTACCTGTTGAAGTAATAGAGAACGAGGAAGCTGAAGAAGTTGACTTCGTGCAAGTTGTGCCAGATACAAAAGCAGCAGCACTAAATGTTGGGGTTTTGCGGTTGCCAGAGTATGTAGGCGCGTTAGCCAAACCAACTTCATTCCACGTAGGGTGCGATGCCTGCGTATCCGCAACCACGGCTGTGCCCGTACCTTTAAGCCCCATAACCACTGCGCCAGCGGCTGAGTTACCAAGGATGGTGTCCAGCGTCAGGTTCTTGCCCACAGTTGTGACCAAGTTCTCGATGGCGTCTTCCCACTTTACGTTGCCATCTTTGTCATAGCAAACAGCGACGTAGTGGCCTTCAATAGTTGCCGTGTCGGAGGGGGTTGTGTTGTAGCTGCAAGATGCTTCGCACTTATCTGCGGCTGAAATTTTATCAAAAGACATGGTAACTCCTAGTTAGAAGAACGAATTAACGAAGTGGTGGGGCCGTTGGTCGGCATGGTGATTGTGAATGTTGTCGTAGAAATTTTGTCTGAGCCAAAATCCAACACAGCAACGGACTTATTACCTTGAGTGACGTTGTAAATCAGAGCACATCTAGCTGTGATCGCGCCTGTCCATGAGATATTGGGGAAGCCAACATACGCCGTATAGCCAGAAGTATTGACTGTAATAGGAGTCAACTGTGCCCCACCAAGCGCGTAGGTACCTGTAGCTGGCACTTCATTGATTGAACTATACACAGTCGTATCTTCGTTTAGATTAGCGTTGGCTGTGTACAAGGCGATCTTAATCACATCAGTTGTTAGGTCATGAATACCTTGGTACAACTGCGCCTTAAAGCTGGTGGTCTGGGTCTGGATAATCGACATATCAAGTTACCTTCTGACGGAACTGACCAGAACGGTAAGCGTCTTGACGCTCCATACCATCGCCCAAACGTTTTGCAAGTGCCAAAGCTTCCATGAACTTCTGGTTGTACAAAGTCATCATATCTGGCTCACCCTTCATGTAGGTGTAGGCTTCGACCAAAGAACCGTACAAAAGCACAGAGTCAAAGTTATCACCCAGCCATGTTTGGCCGTCTGCTGCAACCGTGATTGACTCAGGGTAGTAGTAATAGTGCAACTCTACGCTGTACGATGAATCTGGCGTAGGGCCAAGAATAAAAGACAGTTCATCTGAAATAGTGACGCCCGATACAGCGGGGCCAAACAGAGCGTAGTATTTTGGAATAGCCGTGTCTGTTGGCTGGGGGTATGCTTGGCGAATAAAGTTGACGTCTTTGTTCAGCAAATACTCGTAGTTGCCGCTGGCGTCAATGACCGCCATCGAATACACCGCCAAGAAATCCAACGGGCACTGTAAATACTTGTTGTTTACCGTGGTCACACCCGTCACGTTCTTACGAATAGACGGGAACTGAACCGAGTTATAAATACGCTGCTCAGCCTGCGTAACGAACACAGGGATATTAGCCACGAAATCTGCTTCCGTGTTCTCCGTGTACGCTTGGATCGCGTTGCTGAGTGCGGTGTAATTCATGCCATTGGGCCTCTGGCAATCGTGCCTTTGGTTGCCGCGCCGTTACCACGGGTGACGATACCGGATGTCTTAGTGGTTTCGTTACCAGCGTTTTTGCTGATGTTGCCAATAGACATATTAACGGTGTCAGCTTTACTGCGGTTAGGGGGAATACCGGGGTTTGTAGCGGCGGGTTGATTGTTAATCTTGGCCATGTTATTTCCCCTGATTCTTAACTTTGGCCATACCGCGACCATACTGGAGCATCATCTCATTGGTCTTACCGCCCTTGGCAAGCTTTGTAGGCGTTTTGCCGGGGTGCATGTTTTTCTCGTGCTTACCGACAGCAGACTTAATCATCTTCTTGTCTTGGGCTAAATCTTTCTTGTCCATATTAGACTCCTATGTAACGGTTACTGTAACTGTACCAACAAACGTCGTTGCCACCAAGTAGTTTGGCGTGAGAGCAACATCAAAATTACTGGCCCCACCAACTGGGCTCCAGCCCCACTGCAAATCTCGCGAACCACCAGTCAAACTACCAATACTGTTTACGCCTGCCGTAACGTACGTTGTATCTTTGCGTGGGTTACGCACTGCCTGCGGATCATCCACTGGGTACATACCCAACTGCAACTGCGGTTGATCTGGATCCCAACACGCATTACACACCATCAAATTGTAAAGCTTTGTCTTGATAACTTCTTTTTTCAAAGCCGTCAATTTAAACTGCTGGCCACAGCGATCGCACATGGCAATACTGTTCTTACCAGAAGCAAACCTATTGCCCATATTAAGTTCCGCTTCCTATAAACATCTGGCGTGGGACAAACCTAACACTTGCTTTTTCTCTGTCTTCGTCTGATGCCAACTGCCAAGCTTCATCGTACTGTTGCTTCAAGACCGGCAGGCGCTCAGCGCCGCCCTCAATCTTAAGAGCCAAGTAGTAGGCCAAGCCTGCCACCATACAGGGCAAGAACCTAAACGGCACGTCCATTGTGCGTACGCCACCACCAGCATCATCAATACGGCGCATGCGCCAGTACACAAATTGATACGTTGTACTATTGTCTGGGGTCGGCCAGACAGTTACAGAGGGTAGGTTCTGTACGTAAACAGCGGCGGCTGTTGAGTGCGCTGTGGCGGTTGTGCCGTTCTGGCCACGGAAGCAGTTGTAAAGCACGTTACCCGTAATGTAACCATACTGAATAGTTTCGTTTTCAATCAACAAGAACCCCGTAGCTGGGAGCCCCGCAGTAGAGGTCAATGTAATTGTTGTATCTGTGGAAGAGATTCCACCATTTAATGTAGTCCCGATGGACGAAGTCTGGCCATCCAAACGCTGATACCACACCTGAATTGGACGGGCTTGTTGCAGTTTGTTGGGGATCGTGGCGTAAGTAGAAACACTGATACGCGTGATGGTCAGATCAGCCTGCGTGGATGAGCTACCCGCGCCCGTGCGAATCACATGCTCAAGTAGATCCACTGTGTCTACAGGTAGTGCATAGGTGTTCAGACCCGGAGTCAGGTTAATCGTACCCTGCTCAAACGTCCACATGTTGACACCACGGTTTGCCCAATCAGCAAACATCAAGTTCAATGAACGACGGGCAGTACGTAAGTCGTAGCCCGTACGCAACTCCGAACCAGCGCGTTCAAACGCTTCCTCAACCAATTCATTGAGGTCAAGATTAAACGCTGCGGTTCCTGAAGTTGTCATTTCATGCCTTTAAGAGTCTGAGCCAGACGCGCACGCTGCCCCATCTTACCGGGTTTTTTTGCAGCGGCGGCTAGCTTCTTTGCAGGAATCGGTTCACCTTTTTTAGCACCAAGGGCAGAGCGCAAAGCTCCGGGCTTCTTAATTGCGTCTTTAATCCAGTTCTTGGTAGCCATTATCTATACCCTGCCGTTTTCTTTGCAATCGTTTTGGGTTGCGCTACGAATTGTTTTCCGGCTTTTTTGCCAGCACGTTTCGCACGCGTTGTCGCAGCGTACTCAGCAGGGCTGAGAGCTTTGATCGCAGCTTCTGGAAGATAGCGCTCGCCTGTTTTGCTAGACGGTTTTCCACTTTTGGTTCTCCATTTCTGGTCGCCCCAATCCTTCAAGGATTTCTGTGGCGCTTTCAATCTCGGTAACCCCCGCCTGCCGCCTTGTACTTCTTGGCAACAAGCTGAGCTTTACGAGCCGACCACTGACCTGCACCCGTACCTTGCGTAGCTGCGGCCTTTACTTGGGACACAATCTTCTTGCGAAGACTAGGCTTTGTGTAATTGCCAGCCGCATTTACTTTACCGCCTTCAGCATATTGCGTAAAGTCAGTGTCGTCCCGCCGGGCTTTCTTGACGCCCTTGGGCATTTTAGAGGGGGCAATGTCCCCCATACCACGGCTGGCCATCATGGTTTAGCAGGCTTTGCCGCCCTTGTTCATGGCGATCATCTTGCCTTTGGTCTTGCCTTTTTCAGCAATACCGTCACGGCTAGGGGCGGCTGTTTTAACTTTGCCCATTGCCATACCGCCACCAGCCATTTTGCTAGTGCCTTTTTTCTTAGCCATCATTGCCATCATGCCTGCGTTCATCTTGGAAGCCATAGTATCACCACCTTCTTTAAAAAAAGTCATTTTACCGTGCTCGGTTTTAGACTTATTCACCTTCTGAACATCTGGACGAGTTGCCCCGCCAGAACCAAATTTTTTACCTTTATCCGCGTCAGTAAAATTTTTCCCAACGCTTTGGGGTATTCCAACCTTCTTGGCAAATGCGGGGCTATTTGCAATCGCTGCCATGAAGTTGTGTTGCTTTTTGCTTACGCTTGGCATTACTTACCCCCTGCGTACCAGTTAATAAGCTGAACCAAACCTGCGCCTACAACACTACTAGCACCACCAACAAGCATTAAAATCTTCCAGCCGCCTTTAGCTTCAGACAATGTTTTGTCAATAGCGGTCAGCGTTGCTTGCATGGCCTTCATGTTTTCCAACATCTTGTCCATGTCATCTTGCAAATGCTTAATGTCGGACGCATGCGTGGCCAACTCTCTAGCTGTCTGAATAGCATCGCCCGTCATACCATCCGCCCTTTTGTCTTGCCTTTTGTAGCGCAGCCATCAGCCGCAGTTACATAGCCGCCATCCTTACAGTTCCACGCTCTCAAAGACTTATTGATCCTTGAATCCGGATCGTTGGCTGTCTTGGCAGAGGTTAGTTTTTTCTTCATGCCTTCCATACGGGCGCAAAAAGAGTCGCGGCGTTTGCCGCCCTCGGGTTGAGGGCGCTTCAGTCCCGGTTTCCCGGGGTTTGCCGCGTTGTAAGAAGCCCGTCCCTTGGCGTTCAAGCCGCCCTTCTCGGACTTCCCCTCTTTGCGTTGCCATGCTGGAGACTTAGCCATAGAACACCACCGCCGTTGTGGATGCCGCACAAACTGCTGAAATGTTTGTGTTACACCTTATCCCTTCTCCGGGAATTACAACGTTGATCGAGCCTGCCGCTGCGGGCGCAGTGAAAGAAAACTTGGCTGTGCCGCCCGTACCATCGTTTAAAACCACAGTGCCGCCAGATGCATAACTAATGGTCAAACCTTTAATGCGAGCAGGGCCAGCAAAAATGGTGGTAGTTGTTCCAGCAGCCGCCGATGCGGAGAGTACGTCATATTGCATAGTCATAATCAATCTCCTTTAAAAACGGGGCCGAGGCCCCTTGAGTTGATTAAGCAGTGCGTGTAAACACGTACGCTGTTGCGCTAGAGAACATGATGCGGAAACAAGCCAAGCCTGTTACGCCAGCGGCAATTGTTAAATCACCGAATGAACCGGGAGTGTCTGCAGCAGCAGTGGACAAAATACCGTTTGTAGCAACCGCAATGGTTACTGTGCTTGCGCCAGCGGTGTTGTCAATAAACAAGTCCAACACAGTGCCTTGAGTAGCACTCAAAGCGGCTCCCAACAGAGTGCCGGTTGGCAAAGTGATGGTTGTAGGGGCTGCTGAAGTAGAAGTAATGTAGCCTGTTGCAACTTGCGCCGCAGTAGCTGTGGCCGTTGCGTTAATTGCGTTGGTAGCGGCGGTTACTTGGTGGCCTTCAAGAAAGCCGTTTTGAGATACGACTGGGCCGTTAAACGTGGTGCGTGCCATGATTTTTCCTTACATGCAAGTGAGGGTGTTCTGTCTGCATGTCGTCAGCCGGGACTGTCAGAACACCGGAAAAGCCCGGATTAAAAGCAATATACACCAAAAGAAAAAGGGGCACAAGGCCCCTTTTCAAATATTTCCGAAGAAATATTAGGTTGAACCGGGTGAACCGAAGACACCTAACGGGTCAGAGAAGCCAAAGCTGTAACGCTCACGGGCTTTGTAACGAACGTTGCCGGTATCAAAATCCCCGTCCATTCCAGTAGTCAAGGCCATACGCTCAAAGTGCTTCAGGCCGTTAGGAACGTCTGTGCACAAGAACCAAGCATTGGTGTCTGTCAGGTAGTGGTTAATTGTGTAACCTTCGGGGATTGAAC